CCAACTCCGCGCAGGAAGTGGAATCCGAGGCCATCATCGAACGCACGCTCGACTGGTGGGATGGCACTATGTCGACGCGCTTGAACGATATGAACTTGGGCGCGTTCATCGTGAATCAGCAGCGGCTCGGCGAGAACGATTTGACGGGACACATCTTGTCCAAGGAATCGGAGGACTGGTGTTTGTTGATGCTCCCGATGCGCTACGATCCCGAGCGATCGTTTTTTCTGCCGACGGGATGGAAAGATCCACGGACGAAGCCGGGTGAATTGCTGTGGCCTGAGCGGTTCGATGAAAAATCCGTCACGACGCTCGAACGCAAGCTCGGCGCCTGGCGCGCCTCGGGGCAATTGCAGCAGATGCCGGAACCCCGCGGCGGCGGAATTATCAAGCGTTCAGATTGGAAGCTATGGGACGCGCCCGAATATCCACCGATGAATTTCATTTTGGGATGCGTCGACACTGCGTTCACCTTAGATACGATGAACGATCCGTCCGGCATGATGATATGGGGTGCATTCAACCTAGATCGAACGAAACACGCGAATCGAATTTACAATCGCACGACGAAAAAGTTAGTGAGTATTGAGCGCACGACGATTGATAATCTCGCGCACGCCATGAATATGTTTTCTTGGACGGAGAGATACGAATTTCACCAGTTGATCGAACGGGTCGTACAGACGGCGCGCAAGTTCAAGGTGGACTTGCTGTTGATTGAAAACAAGGCGAGCGGCATTTCGCTCGGTCAAGAGTTGAGGCGTCTTTATGCCGATGAGAAATTCGGCGTGCAATTTTTTGATCCCAAGTCGCAGGATAAGTTTGCTCGGCTGGTATCGGTGCAGCATATCTTTCAGGAAGGCCATGTGTGCGCGCCGGAAACCGAATGGGCCGAGGCGGTGATTACGCAAGTCGGCCAGTTCCCTCGCAGTAAACATGACGAGTTTGTGGACTTGACCTCGATGGGGATTCGGTATCTGCGCGACAATGGACTGTTGCTACGGGCGCCGGAGGCCGAGGCCGAGCGCGATTCGCACATTATCTATCCCGGAGGACAGCGGGGCGCGGCCCTTTACCCCTGTTAGTAGCGCGCTGTCAAGTTTCAAGGTAGGATTCATTCCGTCATGGTGAACGGCTATCCAATTTTGTCGCCCCCGCGTGTTCGCGCGCAGGCGATTGTGGATTTGATTTCGCGGTTGCAACGGCCGTTTTTGTTCAAGGTGACGGTATGGGCGGTGGACTTTCCGGAACAGAGAATTTATGAGATCGCGGCGTTATCGGACAATGACGCCGCGCTCCAGGGGTTGAGGCAGTTCCAGTTCGATATGGCGTTGAGGGAACGACACTAAATGTCCGCAATTCCCCACAACATGCCGTCCATGGTCGGGCTCGCGCCGATGGACCCCGAGACGCAGCCGGAAATCCTGGTGGAACTCGGCGCCGATCCGGACGACGCGCCCAAGTTCGACGACAAAGGAAATGTCGTCGAGATCAAGCACGGCGACGGCACTTTAACGGTCGCGCTTCCCGGCAATTCGCTCAACGACGCGCCGGCCGACAACAAGCCTGCCGGCTGGTACGAAAATCTAGCGGAAAAGATTCCCCAGGATACGCTGAATGGCATCGTCGAGGAATTGCTACTCGGAATCTCCGAGGATTTGGAAAGCCGCCGCGACTGGATCGAGCAACGCGCGCAGGGCATGAACCTGCTCGGGCTCAAGATCGAAATTCCGAACGTCCAGGGCGCGAGCGATGGCGCCCCGGTCGATGGCATGTCGAAGGTGCGGCATCCCTTATTGGCCGAGGCGGTGTTACGGTTTCAGGCCAATTCGCGCGCTGCGTTTCTGCCGACCGATGGGCCCGTCAAGATCCGCAATGATGACACGAATTCGACGAGCGATGAGGACTTGCTCGCCAACGTGCTTGAACGTGACTTCAATCATTACCTCACGGTCAAGGCGACAGAATACTATCCCGACACGGAAAAAATGCTGTTTCAGGCCGGATTCGGTGGGGACGGATTCAAAAAGGTGTACACCTGTCCGCTTCGTAACCGGCCGGTATCTGAATCCGTCGACGCCGACGACTTGATCGTGAATCAATCGGCGACGGACTTAGGAAATGCGCTTCGCGTCACGCACCGGATCATGATGAAGCCCTCGACGGTGCGGCGCATGCAGATCGTCGGGGCCTATCGGGACATCCCCTTGGGTCAGGCGACGGCGCCGCAACCCGATGCAATCAAGGAAGCGCAGAACGAGCAGCAGGGAATTCGCCCCGAAGGACTGAGAAACCCCAAGGACCAGGAACGCGAAATCTACGAGTGCTATTGCGAACTCGATATCCCCGGGTTCGAGCACAAGGACAGCGACGGAAAAGTGAGCGGTTTGCCGATTCCCTATCGCGTGTCGATCGACCGATCGGACCGCAAGGGCCTCGCGGTAGTCCGCAATTACCCGGAACCGGTCGGCGACGAATTGCCCGTCGCAAAAAAGGTATTCGTTAAGTTTCCCTTCGCGCCAGGACCCGGATTTTACGATATCGGACTGCTCCATATCTTGGGGAACACCACGAACGCGGCGACGGCGGCGTGGCGCCTCATGTTGGACAATGGCATGTTCGCCAATTTTCCGGGATTTTTGACCGCCAAGGCGTCATCCCGGCAGAACACGAACATTTTCCGCATTCCGCCGGGCGGTTCGGCGCAGATTGAGACGGGCGGTATGCCGATCGGGCAGTTCGCGATGGCGTTGCCGTACAACACGCAGCAGATGCCGGCCCTCATGTCGCTTGTCACGGAAATTATCGAGACAGGACGCCGAATTGGCGGGACGGCCGAGGTCCAAGTCGGGGAAGGCCGAGCCGATGTGCCGGTCGGAACCGTGCTCGCGATGATCGAACAGGCGATCAAGGTCATGGATGCCGTACACAAGCGCATGTACAGCGCATTTGCCGAGGAATTTCAGCTTTTGCTTGAGGAATTCAAGGCGAATCCGCGGGCGTTGTGTCAGTGCAAGAGCAAAACGGCGTGGGATTTGCCGAAAATCGAGGCAGCACTGCAAAATTGCAGTCTCGTACCGCAGGCGGACCCGAATACCTCATCGTCGGGACAGCGAATGCTCAAAGTGATGGGATTGATTCAGCTTCAAACGTCATTTCCGACCCTGATGGACCCCGTGAAAATCTGCACGACGGCGATTGCGTCGATGGGATGGTCGAATCCGCAGGAATTCATGGTCCCCCCGAGTGCGCAGGCCGCGCCGCCGCCGCAATTGATCCAGGCGCAGCAGGAATTGAAGAACAAGACCGACGAAACGCAAGCCAAGACCCTTGAGGCGCAAGCGAAAATGACCATGGCGCAGGGCGTGGCGGCCAAAAATCATGCCGAGGCGCGAATTGCGGGGCTCGATGGGGGCGGACAGGCCGCGCCTCCGGGACCGGATCCGTTATCCGCCCTCGATATCGCGAAAGCGGAGTCCATGACCCTCGACGCCAAGACTCGGGCGCGCGAAGTGGCGCTGAAAGAGCGAACTGCAGCGGTCGAGGACCACAATCGGGACCAGGATCGGGCCGCAAAAGTGCTTGACACGCGGCTTGATTTGGCGAAAGGATTGATAGGAGCCCCGCCCGGGGCGCAGAATGTCGGCAAACAGGCGGACCGGATTATCAAACAGGTGCAAAAGCCATCATGAGCGAGATGTCACGCGATGCCCGAGAAGCCGCAAAATCCAAACTGAAACGGTTGCTGGCCGACCCTGAGAAATCGGTCGACGCATCGGGTTACACGCCCCCGGGCCCCGAACTCGGGATGGTTCAGACGGGCGAACGGCCCGTAACGCGGCCCCGATTTCGAGCCGGCGGCTCAATTACTGGCGGGAAAACGACGGCCCGAGCTGATCGGAAGCGCCGTGCCACTGGCGGCATGACCGCAACGCAATATATCAATCGGGATGTGAAGGAAGCGAACGAATCGCGCGCCGGCATGAAGCACGACGGCGGATTCAAGCGCGGCGGGGCGGCGAATGACGGTCGCGCTCGAGCGCGCAAATTCATGGGCGGTCCGATGCAGGGTTCCGCGTCCCCCTACGTGCAGAGCATGGGCGGAACATCGCAGCCTGCCGCTCCGGCGCAGCGGGCTGTGATGCCTGGTCAGGGGGCGCCCCGAATGTTCAAAGCGGGCGGCAAAGTCCACGCCGACGCCGCCGAGGACAAGAAACTCATCAAGTCCGAGATGCACAAGGCGGGATGCGGGTGCGCCAAGTGTTCCGGGGGTCGGGTCGGCCGCAAATCCGGCGGTCGGTTGAAAAAAGAAGATGGCGGCAAAGCGACAAATCTGCATGATTATATTGGAAAAGTCACGGCTCCTTCTCCGGGAGTAACGAAGATATTTCCAACCGCTGAAGAAGCGGGAATAAAGCCGAGTCCAAGTCCTCGCGTTTCTGGTTCACGACGTGCTTCTAGGTCCTCAGAAATGGACATGGGCGATTACATAGACCACGTTTGGAATCCCCACCCAAAATCTTCCGGCGGTGGCAATTGGATCGCGGGCGCGATCAAGCACCCCGGCGCACTGCACAAGTCGCTCGGGGTCCCGCAGGGCGAGAAGATTCCCGCTAAGAAACTCGCCAAGGCCGAACACAGCAGCAATCCGAAACTCGCAAAACGCGCCCGGCTCGCGGAAACGCTGAAAGGACTGCACAAGGCCAACGGCGGCGCCATTCCCGATGGCACGCGCCCAAAAGGGGGTCGCATCGCGCGACAATCTGGCGGTAAGACTGACTGGGTTGCAAAAAATAGCCCATTGAAACCCGATGAAATGGCTGCGTTGAAAGCGGAAAACACGTCGAACGCGAAAAAGGGACTCGCGCCGTATCCGACGGTTCAGGACAATCAGCGCCCCCGACCTGGCGCGGGACACTACGCATCGGGTGGTCGCGCCAAAAAGGGCAGCATGAACGTCAATATCATCATCGCGCCGCCGAAGGCGGCAGGCCCGATGATACCCCCCGGAGGTATGCCTCCCGCTGGTCCGCCACGCGGGATCCCGGCGCCCCCGCCGGCCGCGATGGGACCACCGGCCGGAATGCCGCCCCCGGGCGTCGGTGCACCGCCTCCGATGGGCGCGCCCCCGCCGCAGATGCGCAAGTCCGGCGGTCGCGCCTATGGCAAGAGCGGCTATCCGATCAAGGATGGCGCGGGCGGTGGATTGGGCCGACTTGAAAAGGTCGGCTTGGCTTGATCGGTTTCGAAGAAGCGTTGACGGCGGCGATCACCGCCGAGATGGATCGCATCAAAGAAAATATGGTCAGTGGCCAATTGGACATTCGACTCTATGATCGCCAAGTCGGCGGCTATCACGCCCTGCGTTTGGTCCTCGAAGAATTCATCCCCCAGACTAACAAACAACTCAACGAGCAATAACTATGCCCAATGTGGCCATGCATCACGACGTCGATCCGCGCAAGATCATCCTGAAAAATCTTGGGGATGCGCTGGACGATTTCCAGATGGGGGACGAAATTCTTGTGGCAACCTATCGGCGCCCGGAGAAAACGGCCAGCGGCTTTTTCCTGCCGCGCAAGACGCTGGAAGAAGATTTGTTTCAGTCGAAATGCGGTTTGGTCGTCAAGATCGGTCCCGCCGCTGTGTTCCCGCATGTGAAGGTCGAACTTCACGATTGGATCGTGATGCGGCCCTCGGACGGGTGGGCGTGCGAGATTTTGACGGCGAAAGAGCCGGTGCACTGTCGGCTCCTACTGCCGAAATACATCCGAGCGAAAGTTCCGCAACCCGACTTGATCTGGTGATGTATGGCTGAAGAAACCGCAACCGACATCGAAGTGTCCCTCGACGATGCGGCGCAACAGTCGCCCATCAACAAGTCACAGCACGATCGCGAACAGCAATCGACGCTGGAATTGACGCCACCGGCGCCGGAAGTCAAAAAAGAGCCGACGCCCAAGAAAGAGCCGCGCCCCAAGGTCGTCCAGCCCGAAGAAGGGCTCGAAAAACTCAAGCAACAGCTCGAGGCCGAACGGCGCGAAAAGGAACTCGAACAACAGCGCCGGCAAGCCGCCGAGGCCCGCGCCGCCGAGGCGGTCGCTCAATCCGCCGCCGCTCAAGGCCGCGCGCAGGATAGCGAACTGACTACGGTCACGACGGGACTTGCGCACGTCAAGCAAATGCGCGAGGCTCTACGCGCGAAGTTCGCCGCCGCGTCCGCCTCTGGCGATCACAACGCGATGGCCGAGATTCAGGATGAAATGGCCGAGGCCGCGGCGAACCAAAAGATGTTCGAGCGTGCCGAGCAGGAACTGAAAACGCGGCCGAAACCGCAACCCGCAATGCCCGATGATCCGGTTGAAAAACTGGCCTCTCAAATGGCGCCCGAAAGCGCGGCATGGATCCGCAGTCATCCCGAGTACGCGACCGGTTCGAAGTATCACGAGATGGTCGCGGCGCATCAGATGGCTTTGGCGCGTGGCCATCGGCCCAACACCGCAGGCTATTTCGAATTCGTCGAACGCAAACTGGATATCGGCCCTAGCGAAAATGCTGGCCGATCCATCGCAAACGGCGCCGGAACGGACGTCGAAATCGACACGGCACCGCAAAAGGCAACCGGTGGCCGAGCCATGGCCGCCGCGGCTCCGGTTTCTCGCAGCGGAACCGGCAATGGTAGTCGGCCCCGGTCCATTACGCTAACCCCGTCGCAACAGGAGGCCGCGCGCATTTCCGGCATGACAAATCAGGAATATGCGTTGCAACTCTTGGCGATTGAGGACGAAAAACGGAGCATGAACTAATGGCGAACGACAAAACCCTATCGCTCAACAAAGGCGGACTCGACGGCGGTCGCGAGATTCCGCCGCCCCAAGAGGACGATTCCCGATCGCGCGCCGAACAGCGACTGCGCGAACTCGAACAACATTGGGGAACCGAACTCCCGGCCGACATCGATACGTCGGACAAGTTCTATTTCGACCGGCGCATCGTTCCCGACGGGTGGGATTACCAGTGGTGGCCGTTCGAAGTGCTCGGCAAATCCGACTCCGCGTTCTGGACCGATGTTGAAAGCGGCGGCTGGACCGCCGTTCCCCTCTCGCGCCATCCAGACATGATGCCCGATGGGTGGGGCAGCAACACGATCGAGCGCGGCGGTCAGCGTCTCATGGAACGCCCGATGGTCATCACCGAGCGTGTCCGAAAGCGCGATTACCAGAAGGCGCGCCAGCAAGTCGGGGACAAAGAGGCCCAGCTTTCGGGTACGCCTCCCGGCACGCTCGAACGCACGAAATCCACGGGCGAGTCGCTCGTGAGAATCAATCGCACTCATGAATCGATCGCAGTTCCGAAATAAGGGGGGGGCTGTTCGACATCCAGCCCTGCCATCCGTCGCGGCGCGCGGATCCCTCTGAATAGCGCCGCATCTTTCCATGACACAGTATTTTCAAAGGGTCCGTCGCGCGCTGTATGGCGACCACGATCCCTATTTTGCGACGCCCCGCGTTCCCTTTGATGATGGCGGATGGAACTCCGAAGATGCCATTTTCGACGAGATTATCCACTCGACCGATCCGCGGCTCATCATCGAAGTCGGCACATGGAAAGGCCGATCAGCGCGCCACATGGCGAAGATTTGCAAAGGAAAATCAGCCGATTTCGAGATCGTGTGCGTGGATACGTTCTTGGGTTGCGAAGTGCTGTGGCCCGTCAAACTCAAGGGACATATTCAGCCGTCGTGCGCGTCGCTCTACGATCAGTTTCGGTCAAATACTTTGGATCGCGGGCTAGAGTCGTTCCTCACGCCGATGCAAGTCGATTCGCACAATGCATCGCTGATTTTAGGGGCGCTCACCCCCTCGGTCGCCGCCGACCTGATCTACATTGACGGCTCTCATGATGCAGTCGGCGTATCCAGAGACCTCGCGGACTGGTGTCCGCTCCTGAAACCTGGCGGTGTCCTCATTGGCGACGATTTCACGTTTCCGAGCGTCAAATCGGGCATTGACGCCGTTCTCGGCCTTGAAAATATCGAGGATCGCGGGCGCAAATTCGTATGGCGACGACCTCAAAACTGGATACCCCTATGCCACGGCAACCGACCTTTATCGGCCTGACTTGCGTCGACGACCGCTCTCGACCGCATCTAGGCGGCAACGTCAAAGAAGGCGATCCGTTCTCCTACGCGCCATCGGTTTGGGACTACGTGATTAAGCGATTGGGAATCCACAGCGTTCTCGACTTGGGTTCCGGCATGGGGCACGCGGCGGATTATTTCCATCGCTCTGGACTTCAAGTCATCGCCGTCGACGGCCTCGAAAAAAATATCGAACACGCCATCTACCCCACCGTCCTGACGGATTTGAGCCAAACGTCCGTCACTTCCCGCGTCGACCTCGTGCATTGCCAAGAATTCGTCGAGCATGTGAAACCCGCGTATCTCGACAACGTAATCGAATCGCTGTTGTGCGGTCGATATATCCTCATGACGCACGCGACCCCGGGCCAAGGCGGCTATCATCACGTCAACGAGCAACCGCCGGAATACTGGATCGAACACCTAAAAATCGCCGGATGTGAAGTCATGGTCGAAGATACCGCGCGCATTCGGGACCTCGCGGCTCGGGACGGCGCAACGTACCTGGAAAAGACCGGATTGCTTCTCGCGAACACCGGAATTTGACAACCGCAACCGATGTGCGGTATATCTGCGCACAACTTCTCGGCCCGGTGCTCGAGATTGACACAAGATTGATTGGTTAGGCTCACCCAGGCGGTGACGACTGACCTAGAGCACCGGCCATGTCCAATACGTTTGCGCCCCAGGGTTTCCTGCAAACTCGCGGAACCGGCACAACGCCTTCATTTGAGCTCGCGGAAATGGCCGTATCGTCCTCCAATACCGGGGCGATATTCTCAGGCGATCCCGTCATGCAGGCTCAGAGCACCGCGGGCGTCGCGACCGGCTACATCACGCAGGGTTACGCCCCCGTCGCCGTCACCATCAGCGCCATCGCCTTCACGGCGACGACTGGCGCCAGCGCCACGGCAACCTTCACCGCGATTACGTCTGGAGTTCCCGGATCCCCGAACGCATGGGCACCCCCGGTGGGCTCAGTCCTCGCGATTTCGGGCGGATCCTACTTCGCCACCGGCGGCACGTTTCAGGGCAATTTCACGGTCAATTCCTCGACCACGACGACCGCCGTATTCACGGGGCCGCTCGATGGCCTGAGTTTCACCGGAACCTACACGGCCGGCACTGCGACGGTTTACGTCCCCGTGGTCGGCGTGTTCGACGGATGCAAGTACCTCTCGACCTCGCAAAAGCGAGTCGTGTGGTCCAACTACTACCCGGGTTCCGACGCGAATACCGCGGCGGCCGTTTCGGCGTACGTCATCAACGATCCGCTCGCGCAGTTCACGGTCCAGACCGGCAACAGCAACACGACCACGACCGCCGTCGGACTCGCGAACATCGGCGCGAACGCGAGTTTCAACTACTCGCTCTCGGGCGCATCGCCGGCCACCGTGAACGGCAACACGGCGAATGGCCTGTCGAGCTTTTTCCTGGATCAGTACACCATCGGGAGCTCGGAGTTCTTGCCGTTCAAGATTCTGAGCCTCCCGGGCTACTCGCCCGATGGGAACAATCCGTTCTCGACCACGCAGAACAACGATTACACGAGCGCCTACAACAACGTGATCGTTGGGTTCAACAACATGTCGTTCAAGCAGCTCCGCGGAGTCTAAGTCATGGCGATCAATCTAAGTCAGATTAAGGACCTGCTGCTGCCCGGCCTGCGTGGCCTGACCGGAAAATACGAGCAGATCCCACGGCAGTGGGACAAGGTGTTCACCAAGTTCAACTCCGAGATGGCGCTCGAGCGCACCGCTGAGATGCGTTACCTCCCGGTGGCCATGCTGAAAACCGAGGGGGGCCAAACCAAGTTCGACAACAACTCGGGCGAGCGATATGTGTTCAACCAGGAGCACCTGGAAATCGCCATCGGATTCGCCATCACGCGCAAGGCGATCGACGACAACCTCTACAAGAGCCAATTTCATCCCTCGAACTTGGGACTCCAAGAGTCCTTCAGCCAAGCCGAGGAAATCTACGCCGCGAACGTGCTCAACACCGCGACGACCTACAATGCGTCCGTCGGCGGCGACGGCGTGGCGCTGTGCTCAACGGCGCACCCGATCGACGGCGGCACGTATGCGAACACGCCGACAACGCAGATTGGCTTGAACGAGGCGTCGCTGCTCAACGCGATGATCTCGATCCGCACGAACTTCAAGGACCAGGCCGGCCTGCGCATGTTCTCGCGCGGTCGCAAGTTGATCGTACCGCCGCAGCTCGAGCCGGTCGCGATTCGGCTCACCAAGACCGAGCTTCGCCCTGGAACGGCAGACAACGATGTGAACGCGATCCTCTCGACCGCCGGCGGTATCCCCGAAGGCTACATGGTCATGGACTTCCTCACGTCCAACTATGCGTGGTTCTTGCTGACCAACGTCGCCGGCCTCGCGATGATGAACCGCAAGCCGTTCGAGACGGATATGCAGGTGGACTTCATCACGGACAACCTTTTGACGAAGGGCTACCAAAGATACAGCATGAACTATTTCAATCCCCGCGCCCTGTTTGGCTCCTTCCCGAGTTCGTAGTAGAATCTGGGTAACGTAATAACCAGGAACTACTAGGATGAAAAGAATCAATAATGTCACGCCAGAACGGTTGAAGGAGATGCTTTCCTATGACCGCGAAACTGGCATATTCGTGTGGAAAGCCAAGGGCCGCGGCATTCGACACGGAAAGCGAGCTGGTTCTCTCGATTCCGGATACAGATACATCGTTGTGGACGGAGCCGCATATTTGGCTCAGCGACTGGCTTGGCTGTTCGTGTATGGCGAGTGGCCGAAAAATGTGCTGCGTTTCCTGAATGACGACACTGATGATTGTCGAATCGACAATCTGAAGGATAGTGACTTCACCAAGGAAGCCAAAGCCGAATCCGACAAGAAATATCGCGAGAAGAATTGGGACCGGCTTCAGCAGTATGACCGAGCGAGAAATTTCGGCATCAGTTTGAAAGAATATGGCGACATGCTTCTCGCGCAGAACGGATGTTGCGCCATTTGCAAACAGCCGGAAACGGCGACTCGCAATGGTCGCGTGAAAGCTCTGGCCGTGGATCACGATCATCAGACAGGAGAGGTTCGCTCCCTTCTGTGCGTCCAGTGCAATACCGGTCTAGGGAAATTCAAGGACGATCGAAATCTTCTGCTCTCTGCGATCAAGTACCTTGACCATCACAAGGGTACTGATCGAGTGGCGGCGAAACTCGAAGTTGTGAGGAACGGCTGATGGATGTAAACGGCGGCCAAGTCACTCAAACAGCGGGTAATCCCGTTTTCCCGGGCACGACCGTCACGGGGCCATACCTCGCTGGCAACGTCATTCGTTCCGATGGGACGAACAACCTTGCCGGGTTAGCTGAGACGACCGGTACGGCGAACGTTGGCTATGCCACGATGGGGCAGAGTGCGGTGATTACGCAGGCGACGCTGACTGTTACCACGCCGATCGTAATACCGGCGCAATCGCAGATTACGGGTATGCAGTTGATGGTGACGACCGAGTGGACTGGCACAACTACGCTTGGCATTGGCGCGACGGCAGGTACATCGGCAGCGACGGCGTTTACGGGTGCGACTGGCGTTCAGGGCAGCACGTTCGGTCTTGTGGTCATCAATCCAGGTACGGCGAGCGGCACGATTCCCGCGAATTGGGACAATGTGAGCAACTCGACGTTTCAGACGGCGCCGTCGGACGTGCAGATTTTGGTGACCAATGGCGGAACGGGTTCTGGCGTTGGTACGCTTACCGTGTTTTACTTGCAGGGCATCAACAACGCCTCGTAGGCGTTTGAGGACTTGACATGAAAGGACGAGGCAGGCACAAGGCCGATGGCGGTTCAACGGGCGGCGTCGACGAGGCCAAGATGGACTTGGACGACAAGCCGGAGGATCGCACGGCGGATGATAAGGTCGGCAA